TATACAAATTATTTGAAGTACGCCTGGAGCTTATATCTTCAGGCGCTTTTGTCCTGCCCATCCCGCTCGAAAGGAGGTGGGGCCTATGCCCTGGTAAACATCCTCCCAAGGAGGCTTTTACAGCTCCCTTGGGAGGGCTTTTTTATCCCTTCAAATCCCATTTAAGAAGCAATTTTAAGTAAGGAGGATGTACCATGTTTGACATCACCACGATCATCGAAGCTGTTTTCATGCTCCTGGCGGCTATCATCACCGCCATTGTCATCCCCTATATCAAGAGCAAGACCACAGCTTCCCAGCAGGCTGAGATCAATGCTTGGGTGAAGATTGCCGTCACCGCTGCTGAGCAGATCTACACCGGCTCCGGCAAGGGTGAGGCGAAGAAAGCCTATGTGCTGAATTGGATCCGAGAGCATGGCATTACCGTTGACGATGAAAAACTGGATGCGTTGATTGAAGCCGCCGTATATGAACTGACGAACAACGGCCTGCTTGCCATTGAGCAAGGTGTTATTGTCGGAGAGGATGATGGCCATGAAGCCGGTTGATAGACTGCTGGCCACGGCCCGAGCCGAAATCGGCTACATTGAGAAGGAGACCAACGCCCATCTCGATGATAAGACGGCCAACGCCGGGGACGGGAACTGGAACAAATATGCCCGTGATCTGGATGCCCTGGGTGTGGTCTACAACGGCAAGAAGAACGGCTATGCCTGGTGCGACATCTTCACGGACTGGTGCTTCATCCAGACCTTCGGCCTGGAACTGGGCCTGCAGCTGCTCTGCCAAGCCAAGAAGGGGATGGGGGCTGGCTGCTCCGGCTCCGCCAACTACTACAAGCAAAAGGGCCAGTTCCACACCAGCGGCCCGCAGCCCGGCGACCAGATCTTCTTCACGAAAGACGGCGGCAAGACCATGTATCACACCGGCATCGTGGAGAAGGTGGCCGGAGGCCGGGTGTACACCATCGAGGGCAACACCAGTTCCGCAGCAGGTGTCGTAGAGAACGGCGGCTGCGTCCAGGACAAGAGCTATCCCCTGACCTACAGCAAGATCGGCGGCTATGGCCGCCCCGATTTTTCCATTGTACCGGAGGAGGACAACGATATGGATCAAACCAAGTTCAACGAGATGTTCGTCGCTGCGATGGCGGAGCACCGAAAGCAGCTCCGTGACAACGACAGCGGTGACTGGAGCCAGAAGGCCAGAGAGTGGGCCGTGTCCGTGGGCCTATTCGCGGGCAACGGCACCCTGGACAACGGGGAGCCGAACATGATGTGGGAGGACTTCCTAACCCGCGAACAGGCCGCCCAGCTCTTCTATCGTTTCGCCTTGGAGCATGGGCTGGCGTGATGGGGCGCGGGAAGCGCCTGGCCCAAGCAAGGGCACATAGGCGGCTGGAGTTCTCAAAGCGCCTGGTCGCTGATATTCGCGCTCTCCTTTGGGTCGTAACAATAGGCGGCCTTGCCCTGGCTGCCTATTGCATCCGAGTCGGCTACACTGGCTCCCTACCGTGGATCTCTGCCATGGTGGGGCTTCCCTGGACGGCCCATGGGGTGGTGTGCAGTTTCTACCTGTCCCTCTGCAAGAGTGACCACAGGGAGGGCGGGATCACCTTTGAAAGCGCCAAGGCTAAGGGCTTCCAAGAAGCCGAGGGAAGCGAGAACAGCCCTGCAATCTAAAGCCCTGCAGCTCCCGTAGCTGCAGGGCGCTTCCATAGCTCATCCGAGGATAATGCCCCTTCATTATTTGAAAGGATGAAGTGCTATGGAAAGTTTCATTGGATGGATCGGCGGCAAGCGCGCCCTGCGTAGAGCCATTTTAGAGAGGTTTCCCGATGATGAGGTGGGGCGCTATATTGAGGTGTTCGGCGGTGCGGCCTGGGTGCTTTTCGCCAAGGAAAAGAAGGCAAACCAGCTGGAGGTGTACAACGACATCAACGGCAACCTGGTCAACCTTTTTCGCTGTGTGAAGTACCACTGCGGGGAGCTGCAGCGTGAGCTGGAATGGATGCTGACCTCGCGGGAACAGTTCTTTGACTGCCTGACGCAGTACCAGGCGCGCGGCCTGACGGACATCCAGCGCGCCGCCCGCTTCTTCTATGCAGTCAAGATCAGCTTCGGATGTGATAACCGCACCTATGCCACCAGCTCCAAGCAGATCGACAACGCTGTGGAGTATATGACCAAGGTACAGGAACGGCTCCGGGGCGTGAACATTGAAAACAAGGACTTTGCAGACCTTATCAAGGTCTACGACAGGCCCACGGCCCTGTTTTACCTCGATCCGCCCTATGTGGACACTGAGAAGTATTATGACAGTCCCTTCTGTGCCCAGGATCACCAACGCTTAAGAGAGGTTTTAGGCCATATAAAAGGCCGTTTCATCCTCTCCTACAACGACCACCCGCTGGTGCGTGAACTGTATGCGGACTACCGCATCGAGGAGGTCACGCGCACCTCCACGCTGGCCGGGAGTGGAAACAATCAGACGCAGTATGCGGAGCTGATTATCCGCAATTTCTAACGAAGTTCGTTAGTTCGTCACGCTCCGAGTTATTCACTCACAAATCGACCCAATATGCCCCCTATTTTTGGTAGTATATCCCTAAAGGGGCAGTGAGATGATAAAAAATCACCTATCTCGAATCCTCGGAGAGCGCAGATGGACACGCGCAAAACTTGCCCGGCTGACCGGAATCCGTCCGTCCACCATCGGAGACCTTTACAATGAGATGTCGGAGCGGGTGTCTTTCGATCAGCTGGACAGGATTTGCGAGGTCTTGGACTGTAGCATTTCTGACCTGCTGGAATACATACCGAACCAGCAGCGCAGGACTGGCAAAGACCTGATTCTGGAGGAGCACGGAAACCGCAGGAAAAACCGACCCTAAATCTGAGCAAAAGAAATGGCGCTTAAGAGGTTTCTTAAAACCCTTTTAAGCGCCGTTTCTTTTTTGCAGATTGTTTGAAAAATTTTCGCAGCTTGTTTGCAAAGCAACAGCGGGCCCACATTGAGAAATGCAGAAAAAAGCTGGAACAGGAGGTGAAGCCGTGAAGGACCTTTTTCAATACGGAAATCGGCGGGAGGAGGAATGGGAGATCCTGCCCTGGATCCCCGACCCGCGCCCGCCCTTCAAGATCTGGGTCAAACCGGATCAGATCGCGCCCTTTTTTCTCATTCCCCACCACCCTTATGCGATCTCCCTCCTGCTGAAGATCAGCGACGGGTTCCAGGTGGAGGAATTCTGCCGGCTGGGACGGACTGGCAGCAGCAAAGACTGGGAGCGGCTGG